CAAGCGAGGTGCTGAGTATGAGGAAAGCCACAATGAGAACGGTATTCACCGAGTCTATGGCAGTAATCATATTCCAGAGCACCTGCTGAGACAGATCACACCTTATGTGAAGGTGGTGGGATGATGAGATGCCTAAACAGAAATAAGCAGCCATTCTATTATGCCAATTATCAGGGGATGGTGAAGATGTATGACACCAGCGGAAATTTCACTGGCGAATATGAATTGTCATACACTGAACCAACATTGGTATATGGAAACATCAGCCCAGCCAGAGGTGCCGTTTATGACAGCCCATTTGGGTTATCAGAAGGCATTGATAAGGTAATCGTACTGTCAAATCCTGATTTTCCCATAAATGAAACAAGTGTGCTTTGGGTAGAGAAGGGCATTGATGAATCATACGATTACACAGTTGTGAGAATTGCCAGGAGCATTAATTCCGTAAGCATAGCCATTAAGAAGGTGGATGTGAATGTCAACACGAGTGGTAATTGAGTTGTCAGAAAGCGGAATTAAGGATGCTATCAGGAAGTTAGAAGAATACAAGAAACAGTTAAACGAGAAAACCAGGAAATTGCTGGAACAGTTAAGCCTTATAGGCATTAACGAAGCCAGTATCAGGTTCACTGGTGCTCAGTATGATGGCATAAATGATGTGCGATTAAGCACTCAGGAATCATCAGAAGGCACCAGCTACGTTTACACGATACTAGCCGAAGGAGAAGCCGTCTGCTTCATAGAGTTTGGGGCCGGTGTTTACTACAATTCCGCAGCTTATCCGTTATCTAAGCCGCAAGGTGTAGTAGGCATTGGAGAGTACGGACAAGGCAAAGGTAAACAGCAGTGGTGGGGCTTCTATGGAGATCAGCCAGGCAGTAATGGCTGGGTAGTAGAAACCAAAAAAGGCCCAGTGGTTATCACTCACGGTAACCCAGCAGCTATGCCTATGTACTACGCAAGCTCAGAGATGAAGCAGAGATTATTATCAATTGCGAAAGAGGTGTTTAACTCATGATTACACTTGAAAACGAGGTAACAAACGCTATAGATAATGCCCTTACAAATTCTTATCCAGGTGTATTTGTTACCGCTGGTTATATCAGATCTTCTTCACAGTTTCCCTGCGTACAGGTGGTGGAGATAGACACCAGAGTGTTAGAGAGAGCAAGCACACTCAGCAGAATTGAAGTAATGGCTACTATTGTTATTGAAATCAATTTCTATAGCAACAGGCTTCCTGATAAGAAGGAAGAATGTAAGAAGTTAGCTGCCCTCACTGATGAAGTGATGGAAGGCTTAGGTTTTATGAGAACAATGCTGAGCCAGACCCCTAACTACGAAGATGCTACTGTCTACCGTATGACAGGGCGCTGGCAGAAGATTCAGGCGAAAGCCTAAGGAGAATTAAATGAACGAAAGCACAACCTATCAGACCTATTTAATGCACGGCACTGGTACTGGCACTGTCACATACAGCAAGCTGCTGGACATCAAGGAGTTTCCGGACTTAGGGGCAACCCCAGAAGCCGTTGAAGTTACCACGCTGTCTGATTCAATGCGTAGATATGTTCCAGGTATTCAGGACACCGAAGCCTTAGAGTTCCTGGCTAACTATGTATTAGCAGATTACCAGGCTTGCAAAGCTCTGGAAAACCTGCAGGAAAAGTATGCTGTCTGGTTTGATGATGGCACCGCAACCAATCCTACAGGCGCATTAGGCAAGTGGGAATTTACTGGTGCATTATCAGTTTATGTCAATGGTGGTGGAGTAAACGATCCTCGTGAAATGACAATCACCATTACACCTAGCACTGTAATTACATTTGCTACCCAGTAAAAGACATTTAAATTGAAAGGAGAATCACAATGTCAAAGCAGATTAAGTTCAAATACGATGGTTTGGAATATACTTTGGAGTATTCCAGAAATACAGCACAGCAGATTGAAAAAGCTGGCTTCTCATTAGAGCAGTTACAGATTCAGCCTAACGTACAGATCCCATTATTAATTCAGGGCGCTTTCTTAGCCCACCACAGAAGAATTAAGGAAGAGACACTGAACGCTATTATTAAGCGTTTAGCTGGCAAGGAAGAATTAATTGCCAAGCTGGTGGAAATGTACGCTGACACTACGCAGACATTGTTTGATGATCCTGACGAGGGAAACCTGGAGTGGGAGGCAAACTGGTAGAAATACCAGAACCTCCCACTAAGCAAACCATCTCAGAGATATTTGAGAAGGTACTGCCGTTCTATATTGCAATTGGTATGCCAACAGCCGAGTTCTGGGATGGTGATGTTACCTTAGTAAAAGCGTATAGAAAGGCTTATGAGTACAAAAAACAAGAGTGGAATGTTCAGGCTTATCTCAATGGAATGTATGTGTATGATGCCTTAATCAGGGTCGCACCGATATTCCATGCCTTTGCAAAGAGGGGCACCAAGCCAATGGAGTACAGAGACAAGCCTTTAGAAATACTAACAAGTCTCCAGCAGAAGAAAGCTGAAGAAGTAAATAAGAGCAGAGATATGCAGTTGAGAATGATTGAAAAATTCAAGAAGATCAACCAGCATTTCGAGCAGAAGAAGTAAGGAGGAAGTTATATGCCAAGTGGTACTATTGACACTCTCTTAATAGACATTAAGGGTACTGCTAGTAATGTATCTGAATCCATAGACAAACTGACCGCAAGCCTTGAGAAACTGACAAAGAACCTCAATACAAGCGGCTTGGATAAGTTAAACACCTCATTAGTCAATATTGGCAATTCTGCCAGCTATGCTGCTATGGCTACCAAGGATATTAACGGTCTTGGTAAAGCTACAAGTAAGTTAAGCAGTGTGCTGAAGGGTGGCGCAATAGCAGTTGGGATTAAGCTGATTGGCGATAAGATCTGGCATGCTGTAGATGCTGCAAGTACCTACATTGAGGATATTAACCTGTTCAACGTTTCAATGCGCCAGTATGCAGAAGAAGCGTTTGAATATGGACAGAAGGTATCTTCCATTATGGGTATTGACATTGGCGAGTGGGCTAGAAATCAGGGTGTAATTATGACCCTGGCAAAAGGATTTGGTGTGGCAAGCGATAGAGCAAACATCATGTCTAAGAACCTCACTCAGTTAGCGTATGATATTTCATCCTTCTATAACCTGGATATTGAGAAAGCTATGCAGAAGGTACAATCAGGTTTGGCTGGTGAATTGGAGCCGTTAAGAAGAATTGGTTATGACCTGTCTAAGGCAAGGTTGGAAGAATATGCCACTGATCTAGGCATCACCAAGCAGTATGATGCTATGAACCAGGCTGAAAAATCACAGTTAAGATACTACGCGATGATGAAGCAGGTAGTAGAAGTTCAGGGTGATATGTCCAGAACATTGAACCAGCCAGCTAACCAGTTAAGAGTATTGAAGGCACAGTTCCAGCAGGCCACCAGAGCCATTGGTAGTATGTTTATTCCAGCACTGCAGGCAATTCTGCCGTATGCAATTGCGGTAGTAAGAGTAATTACCAATATTGCTAATGCGCTTGCCAGGTTATTTGGCTATGAACCGCCAGAAGTAGGCGGCCTTGAGGATCTCAGCGTTGGTGCTGAGGATCTCAGCGATAACCTGGATAAGGCTACCGGCAGAGCCAAGAAGCTGAAACATCAGCTTGCAGGCTTTGATGAAATCAATAACCTCACTACCAATCAAGGTGGCAGCGGTTCTGGAGTAGCAGGTGGAAGTTTCATTAATTTCCCTCTGCCACAGTATGATTTCTTAGGTAATGCCGCCAGCTACATAGATCAGTTTATAGCCAAGGTTACTCCGCTGATCTCAATTATTGCCGCAGTAGTAGCTGCCTTTGCCACCTGGAAGTTAGGCACACTTTTCCTTGAGAAATTACCTGTCCTGCTTGCAGGAATCAAATTAAATCTGCTTAACATTATTGCAGCGATAGCCGCACATCCTATATTGGCTGCCATAGCTGCTGTAATAGCGTTGCTGGTTGTTCTCTACATGAACAGCGAGGATTTCAGGAATTATGTAGATGAGTCCATTGTAAAGATTAAAGAGTGGATAAATACAATTCCTGAAACGATAAATAATCTCGTTGCCCATATTCAGGAAAAAGGTGGAATTATTAACGCTATTGCTGAGTGGGTAGGCCAGGGTGTTGTTGGAATAGCCAGGTGGGTTGCTACTCACATTAAGGAGATAGTCTCGGGGATAGTCACAGCGGCAGTGAAAATCTTTACCGGCCTTGTAGCCACTGTATCAAGAATGGCTGCTGGTATGTTCACAGGATTTATGAAATCAGTTACTGATTTTGTGGGCGGTATTACTAAGACATTAGGTGGAATCATTACATTTATTACAGGTGTTTTCTCAGGGGACTGGGATAAAGCCTGGCAGGGATTGTCAGACATTATCAGCGGTATTTTCCAGACGATTGGTTCAGTTATCGCTACACCTATAAACGTAGCCATAGGCGCTATTAACGGAGTTGTTGATTCCATTAACAAAGTCCAGCTGAAGATCCCTAACTGGGTGCCTATCATTGGTGGAAATACCTACTCTGTGAACATCAAGAAGTTACCATTCCTAGCTCAGGGCGGTGTTATAGATCAGCCTACAACGGCATTATTAGGCGAAGAAGGGCCGGAAGCCGTAGTTCCGCTGAAAAACAATACTGAATGGATAAATAAAGTGGCTGCATCAATAAATGGCAAGAATGATAATTCTCAAATTGAAACGTTACTTGAACAGTTAATTGATGTAGTACAGAGCAAGGATCTCACCATTGATGGTAACAGCATCACGAATACAATAGTTAAGAACATCAATAAAAAAAGCAGATTATTAGGAGAAGGGTTGGTATAGTATGGCAATTTGGTATGTCTATGAAAATTCAAATTGGGTTGAAATGCCAGACCCTTCTTCTCTTTCTGTAAACAGTGAAGATTTGGATGTCGATTCCTACAGGTCAGTTGTAAACGGCAATCTGATTAGAAATAAATTAGGCACATGGACAACAATTGAATTTGAGTTCAATTTCCGCCTGGTAGATGATGTCATAGCGTTGCTGTCACATGTAATTAATGTCTACCCACTGAAAATCAAGGTGGTAAGTCCTTTGGTAACAGGTGGTGAAGCCACACTTATTGGCTATGTTGGAAAGAGCACTAGCGAATACACCTATACCCAAGTTGGCATGGGATATGTTGTGAATTTTAACTTTATAGAGGGCAAAAAATGATCCAAATACAGCTCGATAACATCACGTTAAATTCAGATTATGTAATGGCATTGAACCAAAGCTCAAGCGTGTTTTCTAATGCTTTCAGGCTGGGCGCTACTGTCTGCAGATCTTATGAGCTGAATGTTGATAAATTAGTGGCTAGTGATTTCTCTAATGGGTTTGCGCCACAAACGGCACAGATCCGTGATGCAAATACGCAGGAATTGTTAGCAAACCTCGTGGTAGATGAAATAGATGATACAAATGATGCCTATTATGCACTGACACTTACCGACAAGATGGTAAGAACAGCTGAGCAGGATAACAGTGGCTGGTTTACCAGCGGTGCTACATTACAGACACTGCTGAATAATATCTGCTCTTATTACCAGTTAGGCACTGCGCCAACACTACCTCAGTATGGCACTCTGGCCTTGAGTTGGAATGAAGATATGTCAGCTAGGGATTTTATTGGTTATGTAGCCGAATTATTAGGAGGTTTCGCTAGAATAAGTCCTGCCGGAAATCTTGTCTTTAATACATTTAGCGCAAGTAATACTGCAAGTGACACCATTGATGTTGAGGATTGTGACAGTTTTAAGGTAGGGCAGCAGATAGTTATTTCCAGAGTTGTATATGATAACGGAATTGCCAAGTATGAATATGGAGATGATTCAGGGCAGACATTATATTTGAACACAGACAATGCACTGTTTACTGATGATACTACCGCAGGCACTGTAACCATTGAGGAAGAAGTGGAGTACATTTACAGCATTGTAAATGGATTCAGTTTCTACAACATCAAGGTAGGAAAATGCCCCTGCAACGATTCTGTGCTTCCTGGTGACATAATTGAGTTCACATTAAATGGAGATACCTATAACACAATTGCTCAGATAGAGTGGAATTACAACACCCTGTGGACAGGTGGTTATGAATTAGATTTAGATAACACCATTCAGGAAGAAACAAAGGTTATTAGCCCTGTTAGCAAGCTTAACAAAATTGTTACTACAATTGATAGAGAGTTAGGCCAAGTGCAGGTGGAAGTTACCACAATTAATGATGAATTAGACAATTTATCTATTGGCGCTAGAAACCTATGGATAGGGAGTAAAGATTTCTCAACGTTTTCTTCATTAAGTGGTGAATTAACTGGTGAAACCTATGAAGACAATGAGATCTTGTATGGCACAGAAATTTCACAGAGCAGCGATCTACAGCCTTCTCTAACGCTGAAACAAGATAGTGATTATATATTGAGTTTCTTTGCAAAAGGCGCTGGTAATGTCACTGTATCATGGGATAAAGCATATTCAGGAAGTAATTATGGTATAACGCTAACTCAAAAGGTGTTGATATTTGCAAGTAGCGCCAGCGTGAACGCATCGCAAAGCGGAAGCAATATGTACCTTAATGATGAAACAGTAGCTGCTAACGATTATGTGCTTGATTATGGCAACGGTCTGCAATACATTCCTCTAACCAATAATTGGCATTTATATGTAGTTAAGATTAAAACAAACAGTGATTTCTATTTAGATACCAGGGTGTTAAAAATCCAAGGAACCAATAGATTTTATCTTAATTCCATTATGTTCGAGTATGGCACTGTTCCTACAAGCTGGACACCAGCTCCTGAAGATACTGATGAAGCCATTCTGTTATCACAGCAGGCCACAATCAACATCACCAGTTCACAAATCCTGGCCACGGTTTCAAAGGAGTACGCTTCTAAAGATGAAGTGGACTCTATCAGCAGCAGCGTCAGCCAGACCGCCGAAGATCTCCGGATTGAGTTCAACCGAGACATTGGTGATCTGGAAGACAGAGTTGAAACAAACGAAGAAACGGTTGGGCAGGTAAATACATATTTCAAGTTCAGTTCTGAGAACCTGCAAATCGGCAAAGACGGCAGTGAAATGATTATGGAGCTGGACAATGACAGTTTGGAGTTCAAAGCAAACGGCACTGTAGTTACTTGGGTTGATGGTAAAGAGTCTGTCTTAGGTGCTAGAGAATTATCCCTTGGCGAACCTGGTAATAACCCAAGGTTCCGCTTCCTGATCAGCAGAGATGGCAAGCATATGAGAATCACAAGGCACAGTTAGAGGTGAAATATGGCAACATTCACAACAACGAAAAGAACCGAATATGGCACACTGGCTGTCATTGTGACCGAAGGTGCAGGGGATGTAAGTACTAATACATCACCAATATCCATCACAATCCGCTATACATCTGCTTCGCAGTCCTATATGGGCATCACGGATTTCGATGTTACAGATAGTTTGGGAAATGTTTTAGTCAGCAATTACACCAGAAGTTATGGCATTGTTAAAAACATCTCTAAAGGCCCTGTAATCATCAAGACCTGGAGCAATCTGACAGCTCATCATAACGAAGATGGTTCCGGATCTCTGGCAATCAAGATCAGTTACCAGTTACATAACCGTACATCCTATACGGATAACTTCACGATGGATCTGGCAACAATAGCCAGGGGCAGTGAATTAGCATTGGCAGCTAGTTCCATTTCCATCAACGATACTACTGGCTCATTGGGTTATACAATCACATCTGATGGAGATTATTATCACAAGGTAACAGCAAGTATCACAACAACGAAAAATGTTGTGACTGGCCTAGAGGTTAATAATACCACTTACAACGGAACAATTTCTTACAGCACGATACTACAGTGTATCCCATTTAGCTTAAGCGGAACGTTGAAAGTAACTGTCTACACTTATGAAGATAGTGAAATGACAATTTCCAGAGGTAGCAGAACAGCCACTTGCACGGTAATTGTAGCGGTTAAGCCTGTTGTATCTAACCTGACGATTAGTTCATCACTAGGATCCCTGGGGCTTGTGGCTGGCTACAGTTACGGCATCATCAGTTGTGCCACTGCCAAACCAGAGGGTGCAGGGGCGGTAACAACATATATCAATGCTACTAATATGACCCAGGCAACCAGCACATCGCTGACACCATCTGTCAATACACCGACATTCCCAGCCAGTACCTCAAGTTCTACGATTACTATTTCAGCTTATGCGATAGATAGCCGAGGTCTGAGAAGTGATGATGTGCAGATTACCGCAACAGTGCTGGGATATACGGCTCCGCAAATTCAGTGTGATTTCTACAGAACCTCAAACAGTTCCGGCACACCTGAAGCAGACGAAAGCGGAACGTATGTCTATGTCGATTATGATGCAATCTTCACGCAGTTGTATGGAATGACGGCTACTGTAGATGCTACCTTCAATGGAAACAGTATTGCTCAACAGAGTTACAGCCCACTGCTGGAAACCGAAACGGCAACGATCATAGTTACAGCAGCCGACAACATCACTTCTGTTACTCAGGAATTTACGGTACCTGTAGCAATCTTTGCGGTTGATGTTTACGATGCTGGCGGTGGTGATACTGGAGTTGCCTTCGGTGGTATTTCCAGGAGCGGATATAACGATTCATTCCTTATCGGTACTGGTGATTACTACTATGACAGTCATAACGGAAATTCAGTGGTGCTTGACGGAGTTACTCTTATGGGTATTGCTGACAGTACATCTAGTGTATTAGTCACAGTGTTCTTACCTAAGTTACTTCCAAGTTCACCTACAGTGACAGCCACAGTAGATTGGATCCGTGGAGCAGGAGCGAGCAAAACCCCTGGAAACGTAGGGCTAGATGCTTACTCAGCAAACTGGGTGCGGTTATCTGTGGCAGGTACCTCACTTACACAGTATCAAACTTATGCCGTGCATTTTACGGCATTGAGCATATCGCTATGAAAGGAGAGCCATGCAGTTACAGAGAATTATTTTCCCAGTGGAATTGGTAAAGGTAACTGAGGAGTTCAGCACTAAGCATTATGCCGTTGACTTGGCTTATGGGAAAGAAAAGAAGTCTCCCATATACGCAGTACATGATGGCATAGTAGAGTATAGTGCTTACTCAGCTACCCAGGGCAATTACATTCAAATTAAATGGGATGAAGGCATCTACACTTATCACGCAAGAGTCCAACACTGTTCCAAGCGGAAAGTCAAAAAGGGTGCCAAGGTAAAGAGAGGGCAGCTGATAGCCAACATAGGCAAGACCGGCACTGCCACAAATGCTTACCACTGTCATTATGAGTTGGCTATTACTCCCAAAGGAAAAGGGTATACCACCAGCAAGGCGAACAGAAAGAAGTACGCTGTAAACCCTCTGCTGTACACATACATAGCAGATTGGCAGGCCGTGAAATCCAACGCTGTCAGCAAACAGAGTGATTGGTTCTTGTACTTTAAACGTATTCCAGAGATCCTGCAGGTAGAGGTTGAAGGCGATCTGAATTGCAGAATTGGTGCTTGCACTGATTACACTGTGTTAGGCAGCTGGGAAAAGGGCTTATACACACCGAGCATAAAAAAAGAAGTTGGCGAATTAACGTGGTATGAATGTGAACCTGATCGTTGGGTAGCAGATACCACAAGGCTCAAAGTATTAGAGCCGGAAGGAGAGTAAGATGGCAAATATTGTTATCAATGGCGAGACATTTCCGGGAGTAGCAAGCGTTACGCTGAACAGCACTACCGATACTGCTACATTCTTATCTACTGATTATGTGTTAGTAGGTACACCAGAGGTAGCAGAAACGGTTGCTGATATGACAGAGACAGATAAAATCTACGTTTATGTTGGCAGTGAAACTGGCTATACTGCTGGTAACTGGTATTACTACAACGGCACTTCGTGGGAAAGTGGCGGTGAGTATGCTTCTGGCAGTGGTGGTATTTCCGATAATGCGAGGAATTTGCTGAAATACATTCTCGAAAGAGTCGCTTACACGGAAACTGGTATGGATGTATATGTAAATGCTCTGTATCAAGCACTCAAGATTGTTGGCCCAGCACCAGAGCAGTACACAATTCTCAATACATTGGTGAATGTTACTAACTCCAATGGTGCTACCTCAATAGCAGAGGGCAGTGCTTACTCAGCAACGTTAAGCATTGAAACAGGTTATACATGGGGAACAGTTAGCGTAAGTATGGGTGGAACAGACATTACTTCTACTGCTTACGACAGCACTACTCATGTTATCAGCATTGCTTCTGTAACTGGTGACATTGAGATAATTGCTTCTGCTACCGCACCTGTTACAACATACTTAATCACCAACGCTTTAACTCATGTTACCAATAGCAATACTTCAGCAAGCATACAGAGTGGAAGTGCTTATTCTGGTACACTTACTGCTGATACTGATTACACGATTGATAGCGTGGTTATCACTATGGGCGGTGTTGACATTACTTCAACTGCTTATTCAAACGCAACGGGTGAAATCAACATTGCGAGTGTCACTGGTGATATATTAGTCACTGCAACTGCCGTACTGCCTGCTTATGAAGCAAGCAATCTCACATTTGACGGAACAAACTATATTAACACTGGTGTTTCTCTTTTCTCTTCTGAAAATATTAACCGTGATTTCCGTATTACAGTTGATGGAATAACACCTAATACTTCACAAGGAACGGGTAATGCAACAGAAAGATGCATTATTGGTTCTATGCTTGAAACAAGTCCATATCCTGGATTTGTAGTGCGAGCAGGAATTGCTAATCCTGGAAGAGGTGTCATATCCCTTACAAATAACGCATCAAGTAATTTGGTCATTGAACGAATTTCGGGTGTGATAACGGTAACGGGGGCAGAGAAATATAACGCAGGTACTTATAACACAGCGATTGACACACCAGTGACATTGGGGTGTGAGTTACAAAGTGATGGGGTTACACCTTTCAGATATATGGGTGGAACAATTGACCATATCAAGATTCAATGGCTTTAAGGGGGGTTTGAAATGAGTGTTTTTGATATTAACGGAAACATTATTATATCTGATGTTACAAGCAATGCACGTTCTATTGATGTATCGGGCATCCCTTGCTTACATATTATCGGTACATTACCAACATCAAAAGACGATGGAAATGTGAAAGTTAAGTATATTTTTAGTAATGGCACAGAACGCTTTAATGGGTTTGCTACATTAAAAGTACAAGGTAACTCAAGCACTGCTTATCCTAAAAAGAATTTTACAATTAAATTATTTTCAGACGACGCTTGTAAAACAAAATACAAAGTTTCTTTTAATGATTGGGGCGAACAGAACAAGTTTGTATTGAAAGCAGACTGGATTGATATTTCACATGCAAGAAATATTGTATCTGCAAGACTTTGGTCAGATGTTGTTGCAAGCCGTGATTCATATGGAGATTTGCCTGAACTGTATCGTACATCGCCAAACAATTGTCAGGTCGATGGATTCATTATCAAAGTCTATGTAAATGGTGTTTATTATGGACGCTACTCATGGAACATCCCAAAAGACCCTTGGATGTTCAACATGGACGATTCATTAGATGAACATTGTGTTCTTTGCGGTGAAGATTATAGTTCATCATGTTTTAGATCAACTGCATATATTAATGGAAATGACTGGTCTGACGAAATTCATGACAGTGTTCCAAGCTCAATTGTTACAAGATGGAATGAAGTAATCAGTTTTGTTCAAAATTCCTCTGATGCTGATTTTATTGCTGGAATTAACAATTATATCAACCTTGACAGTATAATTGATTATTACATTTTAGCATATGTTGATTGTGGACTTGACTGTATGGGAAAGAATCAGATTTACATCACTTATGATGGAAATTTATGGTATGCATCTATGTATGACATGGATAGCACATGGGGATTGTATTGGAATGGTTCAAAATTTGTAAGTGCTGAATACAGAATGCAGGAAGATTATGAAGTAGGAGTACATAACACAAGTAATCTTCTGTTTGATCGGATTGAAACACTTTTTGCAAGTCAGATCAAAACAAGATATTCAGAATTAAGAAGCGGTGTTCTTTCTGAAGTGTATATCAAAGAAAAGTTTAAAGAATGGTGTGATGTTTCATCTGCTGAACTGATGGCACAGGATTACGCAAGTACAACAGCAAATGGCGCATTTGTAAATATGCCACAAAAAACAACAAACAACTATGACCAGTTGTCTAATTATATAACAGCTAGATTGGCATATGTTGATGCACAAATAAATGCATTGGAATAATGGATCATATCTGAAAGAACTGCAAGATGTATTTGCAGAAATAAGATTCTAAAGGAGTATAAGGAATATGTAATTAAACAGGAGGTACTAATATGAATATTCAGGATTATGTTGTAATTTCTATCTGCGTTGCAGTTTACTTAATCTGCATGATTATCAAGCCTTTGCTCAGCGAGTATGCCTTAAATAAGTGGCTGCCACTGATTGCTGGCATCCTTGGTATCATCTTCAATGTTTGGCTTAACGCTTGGCATTTCACGTTCGATATTTTCCTCAACGGCCTTGCAAGTGGTATCTCCGCTACTGGCCTAGACCAGCTCATCAAGCAGACCTCAGGCTACTACGAAGAAGAAGATGACCTGGAAGCCCAGGAAGAAGTAGATGATGAGGAAGCCGGTGAGTAGTAATGCCTACCGAGTTCACCACTATTGTTTCCCTTGCTTCTGGTATTGTAGGTATCGTTGCCCTGGTTAAGATGGTAAACACACCTCTCTGGCAGATCAAGGAACATGATAAAGAAATCAAAGAATTAAAAGAGAACAACAAAAAGAGAAGTGAAGTAGACAGAGCTATGCTTAACGGCTTAACTGCTATCACTAATCATATGATTGATGGTAATGGAGTTGATAAACTGAGAGAAAGCAGAACACAGCTTCAGCAGGCTATCAACGAAATTGCGACAAAATGATTACAAGGGTCTTTGTTCCTTTCACCCTTTGTAATAATCCCCTATTGTCTGGACAGTGCTTGCCATTGGCGCTGTCCTCTTTTTTTAGGTAACAATTAGGTACGAATTTCTGAAAATACGCTATAAACGCATATCAAGTCCTATATAATATAAGGATAGAAATAGCGTTCAAAATCAAGTAAAAACAAGCAAAATAACCTAATTTGGGATCCCTACCAGAGCACCATACCTTTATTTTAGTGCGATAACATCGCACTTTTTTGTTGTTTAGGGGTGTTTAGGTACGAATTAGGTACGAATTTTTAGGTTTAGGTACGAATTAGGTACCACAGATTATAGCCGTTTTTCTATCTCCGCAGCTATTCCAGAGAGGTCTTTTTCATAAAAATGTGAATAAACTGAGAGAGTAATTTGAGGATTTTCGTGACCGAGGTATCTACTAATTGTTGTAATGGGTGCCTTAATTTCATTTATTAGGAATGATGCGCAGGAGTGCCGGAAGTCATGGATCCTTATCTCCTGGATAGTAGGATCTAGCTGGTGAGCCAGCTTGTAATACTTCTTCTTGCGCATCTGCAAGGTGTTGTTGGGTAAGCTGACATAGCCACCAAAGATGTACCAATCCTCACTGAAACCATCAGCCTGGCGGTAGTATTCCTTGAGGTCTAGCAGCTCATTACAGAGTTCTCTGCTGATAGGAATTGTGCGGTTGCTGGAGAGCGTTTTAGGGGTTGTGGCGAGCCTTACCTTGTCGCTGGTATTAATACTCTTGTTGATGGTAATCTGCCTTAAATCGGCTCTAAAGTCCTTCCAGGTGAGGGCGCATAATTCACCCTTGCGAAGGCCACAGTAGAACAGCACATCGAACAGTATGCGGTACATTTTATCATCTATCACAGAGGAAAATACCTTGTACTGTTCAAGGGTATAAATGT